AGGTGGTCTTTACTTATTTAATGGGTATGCTAACTTTGAAAGACAAGGTTCTTCAGGTGGAGTTACTGTAATTTTATTTAGAGCATTGCTTAATGGAGTTCAATCAGGACCTACTAAAGGTGTTGAGATTTCAGGTACAGGTATTATGTTTCCTTATGAATTAACTTTACCTATACAAGTTAGTGCAGGAGATGTCCTTACTTGGGAGATTCTAAGAGATAGTTCAGGGGTAGATGCAGGGGGATTGTATATTCATACTAACTTAGGTCCTTGGTCAAATGTTCCATCAGCAAATGTAAATATCTACAAAGTAGGATAGTGAATGTTATCAGAAAGATATCTATTGGACCTGACTATAAGTCGGGTGCTATGCATTATATAACAGGTCAATCTGTTTTGAATGGTACGCATACTATTCATTTAATTAAATTAAATAAAGAAAAAAAATCAATAGAGATATGGATACAGTCCGGGCAAGAGATATTTGTTTGGAAAGAGTTTAATGAAACTGTGCCAATATCTATTGAATACAACATAAACTTTTAATGAAATCACCGTTTTACTTTATAGTAAAGCCATTAAAAGGAAGACGATACGACAACACAAGAGAGATAGGAGGAATAGAGTTTGTTGTTAGTACATCTGAAGAAGACCATATGTTTTCAAACAGATATGCTGAAGTTATCGAGCTTCCAATAGGCTACACAGGAAAAGTCAAGGTAGGAGACACCTTACTTGTACATCACAACGTATTTAAGTTTTATAATGATATGAAAGGTAGGCAAAAAAGTGGTAGGAGCTTTTTTAAGGATGACCTATTCTTTATAGATAGCGAGCAGTTCTTTATGTATAATAATGAGAATGGTTGGAATGCTTACGATAGATATTGTTTTGTAAAGCCAATCAAAAGAGAAGATTCAGTTATATTTAAGAACTCAGTAGAAGAGCCATTGGTAGGTATAATGAAGTACCCAAATGAGTATCTTACATCTATGGGTATAAAGCCCGGTGATAGAGTTAGCTTTACTCCTGAGAGTGAATATGAGTTTACGGTAGACAATGAAAAGTTATATAGGGTTTATGACCATCAAATAACAATTAAACTATGAACGTAAAGGAAACAAAAAAGAAAATAATAGAAGCAGGTCATAGGGCTGTTGAGCAGTTAATAAAAGTAGCTAAAGAGGATATTATTAAACACGACCCTCAAGATGATTTAGCTGCTGATAAATTAAAGAATGCAGCAGCTACAAAAAAGTTAGCAATATTTGATGCGTTTGAGATATTAAATAGAATAGAACTTGAAAGGGAGGCATTAGAATCTGCCGAAAAAGGTAAGAGTAAGATAGATACAAAACAAGGATTTGCAGAACGAAGGTCAAAATAACTTATACGTCACATTAGAAGAATACGTTTCAAAGAATGTCTTAAATAAAAAGAATAAGGCAAAGACGTGGAAGTATGGCTATGACGAAAAGTATGATATGGTAATCATATCAAAGACCGGGCAGATAGGTGATGTAATATCTATACAGGGATTACCAATAGCATTGCCACTTGCTCCAAGTAAATGTCATCAAAGAAGCAAAAAGAAAGAGGAGCAGTATTGGGAAAGAGCAGAGTTGCCTAAAGAACTTGATAAAATTCAATCTATATTCCAATGGAATGAGAAACCATCTGAGTTTAAGAATAGATGGGTTGATTATATTGAATCTGAGTTCGATGCAAGAGAGTACGGATATTGGTTTATGAACAATGGCGTTCCTACCTATATAACAGGAGCACATTATATGTATCTGCAATGGACATCTATTGATGTTGGATATCCGGACTATCGTGAAGCAAATCGTATACTGTATATATTTTGGGAGGCTTGCAAGGCTGACAAAAGAAGTTTTGGTATGACATACCTTAAGATTAGACGTTCAGGTTTTTCATTTATGTCATCATCTGAATGTGTAAATACAGGAACACTTGCAAAAGATGCTAGAGTCGGTATACTATCTAAAACAGGTTCTGATGCTAAAAAGATGTTTACTGATAAGGTTGTACCTATAAATAGTAGATTACCATTTTTCTTCAAGCCTATTATGGATGGTATGGATAAACCGAAAACAGAGCTTGCATTTCGTATCCCGGCAGCAAAGATTACCAAAAAGAATATGTACGATACCAATGACGATGAGTTGTTTGGTTTGGATACAACAATAGATTGGAAGAACACGGATGATAACAGCTATGATGGTGAGAAGTTATTATTACTAGTACACGATGAAAGTGGTAAGTGGATAAAGCCAAATAATATTTTAAATAATTGGCGAGTAACTAAAACGTGTTTACGATTAGGTAGTAAGATTATAGGTAAGTGTATGATGGGTTCTACATCCAACGCACTTAACAAAGGTGGTGATAATTTTAAGAAGTTATATAACGACTCTAATGTACTAAACCGTAACTCAAACGGTCAGACTAAAAGTGGTATGTATTCTTTATTTATTCCTATGGAATGGAATATGGAAGGATTTATAGATAGATTTGGGATGCCTGTATTTAGGAAACCTGTTAAGTCTGTATTAGGAGTAGATAATGAAATGATATCTCAGGGTGCTGTAGACTATTGGGAGAATGAAGTATCGTCATTAAAAAGCGATGCAGATGCATTAAATGAATTTTATCGTCAGTTTCCAAGAACAGAGTCACACGCATTTAGAGATGAAAGTAAGCAGTCAATATTTAACTTAACTAAGATATACCAACAAATAGATTATAACGATGCATTAATACAAGAGCATCATATAACACAAGGTAGTTTTCATTGGAAGAATGGTGTTAAGGATAGTGAGGTTGTATTTAGCCCGGATAAGCGTGGTAGGTTTAATGTGAGTTGGACACCTAATAAAAACTTACAAAACAGGGTGGTTGATAGGAACGGAATTAAGTATCCCGGAAATGAACATATAGGTGCGTTTGGTTGTGACTCATACGATATATCAGGTACGGTAGGTGGGGGTGGCTCTAATGGTGCATTACACGGTGTAACTACATTTAATATGGATGAAGCACCAAGTAATGAGTTCTTTTTAGAATATGTAGCTAGACCACAGACAGCAGAGATATTCTTTGAAGAGGTGTTGATGGCTTGCGTATTTTATGGTATGCCAATACTTATAGAGAATAACAAGCCACGTTTGCTGTATCATTTTAAAAACAGAGGTTACAGAGGGTTCTGTATGAATAGACCTGATAAGTCTTACAATAAGTTATCTAAAACTGAACGTGAACTTGGTGGTATACCTAATAGCAGTGAGGATGTTAAGCAGGCACACGCAGCAGCTATCGAATCTTATATAGAGAAGTATGTAGGGTTTGATGCAGAAGGGACATATAGAGATTCAGAAGACATAGGCTCTATGCCATTCAATAGAACATTAGAGGATTGGGCAAAGTTCGATATAACTAATAGAACAAAGTTTGATGCTTCGATAAGTTCAGGGTTAGCAATTATGGCTACACAAAAGCATTTGTATGTGTCGGAGAAAAAACAATCAAAAATAAAGATTAACTTTGCAAAGTATAGCAATAAAGGAAATATTAGCGAAATTATTAGATGAACGATGTTAAAATAAACATATCATCTACAGGATTCCCTAGTCAATTTGTATCAGATGCGGAGAAAGCTACTGATGAATTTGGTTTGCAGATTGGACAAGCAATTCAATATGAATGGTTCAAGAAAGATGGGAGACAATGTAGATTTTATAGCCAATGGGGAAATTTTCACAGACTAAGACTATATGCTCGAGGTGAGCAATCTGTAGGAAAATATAAAAATGAGTTAGCCGTAGATGGTGACTTATCGTACTTAAACCTAGATTGGACACCTGTTCCTATATTACCAAAGTTCGTTGATATTGTTGTCAACGGGATGTCTGATAGATTATTTAAAGTTAAGGCATATTCTCAAGATGCTTTATCTCAATCCAAAAGAAGCAAGTTTCAAGAAATGATTGAAGGTCAAATGATTGCAAAACCATTCCTTCAAAAAATACAAGATAATACAGGAGTAAATCCATTTACTGTAGATTCGGAAGAACTACCTGAGACAGATGAAGAACTAGCATTATATATGCAGCTTAAGTATAAGCCTGCAATTGAGATAGCAGAAGAGACTGCTATTGATACAATGTTTGATGAAAACCACTACCAAGATATTCGTAAAAGAATTGACTATGACTTAACTGTATTAGGTATGGGTGTAGCTAAAACAGAGTTTTTACCGGGGTCAGGCGTAAAGGTTGAATATGTAGACCCTGCTAATGTTGTTTATAGTTACACCGAAGACCCTAACTTTAAAGATTGTTTTTATTGGGGTGAGATTAAAACAGTACCAATTATTGAGCTAAAGAAAATAGACCCTACCTTAACTAATTCAGATTTAGAAGAAATATCTAAGTATGGTCAGTCTTGGTATGATTACTATAATGTAGCTCAGTATTACGACAACGATATATTTTATAGAGATACTGCTACTTTAATGTATTTTAATTATAAGACAACTAAAAAGGTTGTATATAAGAAAAAGATTAAAGATAGTGGAGCTATATCAATGGTAGAAAAAGATGACCAATTTAATCCACCTAAAGAGATGATGGAGGAAGGGTCATTTGAAAAAGTAGAAAAAACCATTGATGTATGGTATAATGGAGTTATGGTTATGGGAACAAACATAATTTTAAAATGGGAAATGGCTGAGAATATGGTTAGACCTAAGTCTGCTACGCAGCACGCACTTCCTAATTACGTTGCTACAGCACCAAGAATGTACAAAGGTGTTATTGAGTCTTTAGTTAGACGTATGATACCATTTGCTGATTTGATTCAGATTACTCATTTAAAACTACAACAGGTTATTGCTAAGGTTGTACCTGATGGGGTGTTTATTGATGCCGATGGACTGAATGAAGTAGACCTAGGTACAGGAGCAGCATACAATCCTGAAGATGCATTAAGATTATATTTCCAAACAGGTAGTGTTATTGGTAGAAGCTATACGGGCGATGGTGAATTTAACAACGCAAGAGTACCAATACAGCAGCTAACATCTAACTCAGGTGCAGCTAAAACTCAAATGCTTATTGGTAATTACAATCATTATCTAAACCAAATCAGAAATGTAACAGGTCTTAATGAGGCTAGAGATGGTAGCACACCTGACCAAAATGCTTTAGTTGGTTTACAGAAACTAGCAGCAGCTAACTCAAATACAGCTACTAGACATATACTTGATGGAAGTCTTTATATGTACAGGTCACTAGCCGAAAGTTTATCTTACAGAGTAAGTGATGTATTAGAATATGCTGACTTCAAGGATGAGTTTATTAATAAGATAGGTAAATACAATGTATCCATATTGGATGACATAAATGAGCTATACTTATATGACTTTGGGATATTTATTGAGGTTTCTCCTGATGAAGAGCAGAAATCAATGCTTGAGCAGAATATTCAAATGGCATTATCTAAAGGTGATATAAACCTTGAGGATGCAATTGATATTCGTGAGATTAGAAATATTAAGTTAGCTAATCAGTTATTAAAAGTTAAACGTAAAGCTAAGCAAGAAAGAGAAGAGAAAATGGCTATGCAGCAGCAAGCTATGCAAGCACAGCAACAAATGCAGTCTCAACAGTTAGCTGCTCAAACATCTATGCAAAAAATGCAAGCAGAAGCTCAAGCTAAAATGCAACTTAAGCAAGCAGAGATTGCATTTGAAATAGAGAAGATGAAGAACGAAGCAATGCTTAAAGAGATGCTAATGGATAAAGAATTTAGTCTTAATATGCAGCTAAGAGGTATGGAGGCTAATCAGCTTCAAAGTAGAGAAGACCAAAGAGAAAAATCTAAGTCAGATAGAATTAGCCAACAAAACTCTGAGCAATCAAAACTAATAAATCAAAGAAAGAATAATTTACCACCTATGAATTTTGAATCTAACGAGGATAGTCTAGATGGATTTGACTTAGCTGAGTTTGAGCCGAGGTAAAAAAACATAATTATTTTTTGTTTAATTTTGCATAAAATCAAATCAAATGGAAATTAAAGTAAAAGAAGTAGGTGTTGTTGAGGAAAAGTCTGTACAACAAGTTGAACAGGAGTTACTCGAAAAGCACGAAGAAAAGTTAAATGAAGAGATTGGAACTGACGTGGAAGGAGTGGAAAAAAGCAATGAGTCCACAATCACCACACAGGAACAAAAAAGTGTACAGTCGGAAGACCAAACACAAGAAGATACAGCTCAACCCTCAGAGCTAAATGAGGAAAGCGTTCTTTCATTTATTAAGAATAAGTACGGAAGAGATATTAACTCTCTTGATGAGCTTACAGCAGCTCAGGAATCTGAAGAGATGCCTGAAGATGTTGCAGCTTATTATAAGTACAAAAAAGAAACAGGGCGAGGAATCGATGACTTTGTTAAGTTAAACAAAGACTTTGATGAGCTAAGCTCTGATGCATTGCTACGAGAATATCTTAGTGTAACTGAAGAAGGATTAGATTCTGAAGACATTGATATGTTGATGGATGATTATACTTTCGATGAAGATTTAGACGATGAAGCTGACATTAAGAAAATCAAGATAGCAAGAAAAAAGACTATTGCTAAAGCCAAGAAGTATTTCAATGAGCAGAAGGAAAAGTACAGAGTTCCCCTTGAGTCAAGCCGGAGTTCTATTTCTGAAAGTGATTCGAAAGACCTTGAGGCATATAAACAATATATAGAGTCATCAAAGACTTACGAAGAAGAGTTACAAAGAAGACGTGATTGGTTTACTAAAAAAACTGACAACGTATTCGGAAGTGAGTTCAAAGGTTTTGAGTTCACGCTTGACGATAAAAAAGTAACTTATTCTCCGGGTGATGCTATTGAACTAAAGAAAATTCAATCTGACCCACAGAACTTTATAGGAAAGTTCTTAAATGAAGATGGACTTATCGAAGATGCAGTAGGTTACCACAGGGCTTTGTCTATTGCAATGAATCCTGAAAAGTTTGCTAAGTTTTTTTATGAGCAAGGCAAGGCAGAGGCAACCGATGATGTAATGCGTAAGACGAAAAACATTAATATGTCTGAACGCAAAACACCTGAAGTTACTTCTAAAGGAGGGGTTCAAATCAAATCTCTAAGCAACGACTCGGGAAGAGGTTTGAAAATTAGAAGTAAAAAATAAGTTTAAAAATTAAAAAAGAAAAATTATGGCAGGAAGTGTCCAAACAACCCCCGGGTTTGATTTGCAGCCAAGTGCACAGCAAGTCCCACTCGCAACAAATTATATTACCAACTTTGATTTCTTGAATCAGTATTTACCTGATACTTATGAGAAAGAATTTGAGAGATATGGTAATCGTACAATCTCCTCATTCCTTAGAATGGTAGGAGCAGAAATGCCTTCTAACTCTGACCTTATTAAATGGGCTGAGCAAGGAAGACTTCACACTAAGTATGTAGATTGTACTTCAGCAGTATTAGCTAATGCAGATACAGCTACTTTTACTATTAACGATGCATTAGTACCAAACCGTGCTACAACTATCGGTACAGCAGGTGCTATCGCTATTCGAGTAGGTCAAACAGTTATGCTTACTCCAAATGCAGGTTCTACAGCTACAGCTACAAGCAACAAAGCTATTGTAACAGCAGTAGATACAGCAGCAGGAACTATTGACGTAGCTTTCTACGAAGCAGCAGGTATGACTAAAGCAGCAGCAGATGAGTATACTATATTCATTTATGGTTCTGAGTTCAAAAAAGGACAAGTCGGAATGGATGGTTCTTTAGAAGCAGATGATGACATATTTGAAACTTCTCCAATTATCCTTAAAGATAAGTATGCAGTATCAGGTTCTGATATGGCTCAAATCGGATGGGTAGAAGTAACTACTGAGAACGGTGCTACAGGATACCTATGGTACTTAAAGTCAGAGCACGAAACTCGTTTACGTTTCGATGATTACCTAGAAACAGCAATGATTGAAGCAGTTCCTGCTGAAGCAGGTTCAGGTGTGGCAGCAGTTGCATCTACTTCTCCTGTAGGTAATAAAGGTTCTGAAGGTATTTTCTACACAGTAGAAAACCGAGGAAACGTATGGTCAGGAGGTAATCCTGCTGCATTAATTGACTTTGACAACATCATTAGACGATTAGATAAGCAAGGTTCTATTGAAGAGAATGTTATTTTCTTGAACAGAGAGTTTGGTTTTGATATCGATGATATGTTAGCAGCTCAAAACTCTTACGGTGCAGGTGGTACGTCTTACGGACTATTTGATAACGATAAGGATATGGCTCTTAACTTAGGGTTCACAGGATTCCGTAGAGGTTATGATTTCTACAAGACTGATTGGAAATATCTAAACGATCCTACTATGCGTGGTGGTCTTACAGGTACTTCTAAAGTAAACGGATTGTTAGTTCCTGCCGGATCTACTACTGTTTATGATCAAATTCTTGGAAAGAATGCTAAACGACCTTTCTTGCACGTTAGATACCGTGCTTCAGAAACTGAAGATAGACGTTACAAGACTTGGATTACAGGTTCAGCAGGTGGAGCTATGACTAGCGATGTTGATGCTATGACAGTAAACTTCTTGTCTGAGAGAGCTGTATGTACTTTAGGTGCAAACAACTTTGTTATCTTTAAAGGATAGTAATTAATATTATAAGGGGGTGTAAAAGCCCCCTTTTTTTTAAAATTGTAAATTAAATCAAATGAAAAATAAACAAATACCTGTAGACAAGACCTACAGATTAACATCAAAAAAAGCACCGTTGGCATTTTTCTTGCCGACAAAAAATTCAACAAGTTTCAATCTTCTTTATTTCGATGAAGAAAAAAATGAAAACAGAGCTTTAAGATATGCAAGAAATCAAAAATCACCTTTCGAGGATGAGCAAGATGGAAATTCTATATTAGAGCCAATTGTTTTCGAAGATGGATTTCTTTTTGTTCCTAAAAACAATCCTTCTTTGCAGAAGTTTTTACATTTACATCCTATGAATGGTACTGATTTTGTAGAAGTAGATGATGAGAAAGATGCAGCAACAGATGTCGAAAGATTAAGCGTAGAAGTTGATGCTTTAGTAGAAGCTAAGAATTTATCTATAGAGCAGATGGAAAACATTTCAAGAGTTGCTTTTGGAATTGACCCTAGTAAATTATCTAGTTCTGAAATAAAAAGAGATATTCTTTTGTTTGCTAAAAATAATCCATCCGAGTTTTTGGATGTTGTAAATGACCCTTCATTAAAATTGCAAGCTGAAGTTCAAAACTTTTTTGACAAGGGGCTTTTGTCATTTAGAAAAAACAAAAAGGAAGTATGGTATAATACATCATCTAACAAAACAAGAATGTTAGTTGTACCTTATGAAGAAGATCCAATGTATGTTGTTTCGTCTTACTTACGAAGCAATGAAGGAATTGACTCACTAAAAATGCTTGAGAATCTTTTAGAAGGATAATCAGTATTTGAATAAATTGAAAATACCTGTATTGTAAAATATGGGTATTTTTTTTTGATTATCTTTGTACCAATATGAAATTTTTAAAAATATATAGTAACAAAGAGGTTGCTAGTGGAACAAGTTCTACTAACGACACAACTCTAACTGATGCGAGTGCTAATTTCACTTCCACGGTTAAGGTAGGTGATGTTGTTTACTCTCCGGGAGGTGTTCAGTCGGGTACAATAGTAAGTATTGATAGCGATACAGTATTGACTCTTTCTAGAAGTTTGTTTACAATTGGTGCTTACAAGATTTATAGTGCTACTCAGTTCGTGAATCCAAGAATGGTTATTCTTGATAAAATGATAGCATTGAATACAGCTTACACTAACAGAGCAGATATTGTTTTTGCCCCTGATTCATTTGGAGATAATATTAGCTTAACCCTAACAAATGGAGCTGTAGATTCAGGACTTGAGATGAGCTTAAATGAATATATTTTGGATGCATTAAAGTCAACATTAAAGCCTAACAATTTTGTTGAGGTAAAGCTGCCTGTAGTTTCAACATCAAATGGAGCACTTGCAGTAGTTTCAGTAACCCCCGTAAATTAATAAAAAAATAAGATTATGAGTTTTTTAAAAATATATAAAAGTAAATTAGCTGCTTCAGGTAGTGCAGTAGGTTTTGCAGGACCTAATACCTTAACAGACGGCGTTGCTAGTTTTTTAAGTACAGTTAGTGTAGGTAATGTAGTATCTGCACAAGGTCTAACTGCGACAGTAGTTAGTGTTGATAGCGATACAGAATTAACATTAAGTAATGACTTAATAAATATTGTGGGTGGAACGTCTGATTATGAAATATTTTCAGAAGGTCAAGGAGATACATATTCTCTGTTAAATGCATCTAAATATTTATTTGTATTTCAAGCAAGTACAGGTGGAGGAGAGATTAGATTTATATATTCTGATGATGTTAATTCAGGATACCTTAACATAAATACTAAC